AGATGAACACCCAATTTACACATACTTAAAGGGTCCAGAACTTCGCAACTTCAGCGACAATACTGCTGACTCATCTGAGACTGCGCAGCGCGGTCAGAATAAAGCCATGCAGGCAATGATGCGCATCCCGCATAACTGGGAAAAATTTTTACTGAGCCGAGATGGAGTATTTATCTCGCGTTTCAATTGGCAAGATTGGCCACTTGCGGATAAACCATTAGTCCATGGCGCTGCGTGGACAATTAGGGAAGCGATAGATACGGTTCTCTAATATGGATATTGAGAATCTCGGCGGAGGAGTTCTCGTATTTAAAAACATGGTTGAAATAGACCATGATTCTTTAATACCATACTTGGCAGAACTTCACGAAAAAGTTGTTCATGAAGACTTTACGGTAATTCATGATGATGAAGGCAATGAACTCTACGCAATAAATCGCTCTGGGCATAGGTATCCACTTGAGGATATTTATAGGGTTAATAGGATTATGGGTTTTGCTCCAGACGACGAATTGGACGAAAAATATATATTTTTCAACAAATGCGAAGATGCGATTTATTCGTGTTTATTAAGATACATAGAACATTTTCCAATGATTCTTCCATCTCTGTGGTGGAAAACCCAGGGCCATGTGGTTGCATATCGCAGCCAATCTGACATGGGTTTTCATTCTGATAACGATGTGAATTATCAGCCTGGAGCAATACCAGACATGCAAGTTGCGACACGCCATGTAGTCGGAGCCATTATGTACTTTAACGATTCCGTCAATTCATTGGAAGAATGCGGCAAATATCAATATGTTGGTGGTGAACTTGAGTTTGCTTATTTAGGGATTTCCTATCGGCCGAAGTCTGGAGATGTCATCATGTTCCCGTCAAATTATATGGGAACCCACAGGGTTAAAGAATGCCTTGGTGGCTCTAGATATGCATACATATCCTATTTCGCCCACGGCTCGGAGGACCCAGGCAGAGGGGTGTGTCCGTCTGATTCTGGAAAATTCAAACTCAAGTCATCACAGGTATGGATGCCTGAAGTTTTTGAAGACTATGCTAATTATATAAAGAGCAAGTATGGCAAAGATTTAGATAACAACCACATGCTCGCAATGCCATTGAATAGGACCAATAGAAGTAATGGCACTACTGAAGAAGTAATTAAGGAAAAAAACAAAAATGATTTACAATGATGTTCAGCCAGAGCATTTAGGCGGCGGAGTAATTGTTTTTAGAAACGCAATTACTTTTGATTTTGACTGGGCGTGCCAATTTGCAGAAAGTGCTGTAAAAGCAGAGCGCGAAGGCATGTACAGGGAGACGATTGACCCAGAGTCTGGTGAAAAGGGTTTTCTCAATAAAAGCGGATATTTTTTCAAATACGAAGACACAATGGTCATGCCTCGTCGTGGCGCTTCAATACACAGGGACCAACGCGCAGAGGTTAAAGATTTTTTGGAATTTCTTGAAAATTCGCGAGATAGATACCTCCTTAAATATCTATACGAATTTCCGCTTGCCTATAAAAACATATGGTGGAAAGTCAAAGGGCACCTAGTTGCCTATTCTGTAGAAAATGGCGGGAGAATGCTTGGTCCACACTCGGATACCAGCGCAGATTACGCATATGGCTTTGAGCAACCAAGCGACCAATTGGCGACCAGAAACACCCTAACGGCACTTATTTATTTTAATGATGGTTTTTCTGGAGGAGACCATTATTTTAATTACCTGGATATCCGATACACGCCTAACCGTGGAGACATTATGATGTTTCCATCAAATTATATGGCTGCTCACGAGGTTGAGTTGGTAACAAGCGGCAATAGATATTCATATCTTGGGTGGTATGCGCAAGGCTCTCCGAACCCAGCCGTAAACGAATTTATTGCTGACCCAATTACACAGCCAGATTTGGCAGCAATTTCCACCAATGTTTACATGCCAACACTTCGTGACGATTTTAGGTCTTACCTGGAGGTGCATGATATTGACAAGAAATCTCCAGCATGGCATCTTGTAGAAAGTATGCATTCATGAACGCCTACCATATTGGAAATGGAATCGTTTTGTATCGCAATTTGATTGACCCTGAAACAATCAAGTCATGTAATGTTTCTGTTATTGAGAAAACATGCACGCCGCAAGGGTTTTCAAAAAAAGATGGAAAACTTTACACTGCTGGCGGATACGAGTACAACCAAGAAACGGACTCTGTTACATACCCAATACGATTTTCTGAAAATATAGATTTAGTTAATTTTACTGATTTTCTTGTGTCAAGAATATATGACGCTGCAGTTTATTACTGTTCGGTTTTTCCATCGGTAATTGAGTGCATAACTGAACATAAACAGTTTCATTATATTAAATACTCTAAAAATTCTGTAATGGGTCCACATTCGGATTGTTCTGCATCGTACAAAGATGGCTCAGTTGAGCCAATTTCAATCTCAGCAATTGATAACACATTGAGCACATCAATAGTTCTTGATAGCAATTTTACTGGAGGGGAATTTAGGTTTACCGTCCTTGATGATGAGTTATTACTCAACCCTGGTGATGCGCTTATCTACCCATCAAACTTTATCGGCAGCCATGAGGTAAAGAAAATACAGTCTGGCGAGAGATGGGCGTTTTTGTCATTCTTCTCTCACGCAAGGACCCAATTTGGCGGTAAAGAAGATATTGAAAAACGAAACTTATGGCTAAACAAATTTCGCTCTGATATAAATATAGAAAATGCAAAAATGGCTAACAGCCTACAAAACAAAGTGAAAATTGGAAAATTATGATTATTACGCATCTCGGAAATGGGATTGTTAAATTTGATAATGCATTTAATGTTGATTCTGGCTATTTTGATTCATTCAGAATGAGTATTGAATCAACAGAAACAAATCAGCAGCAGAACATTAACGACGACGGGTCTATTCGCACCGAAGGAGGATACAAGATATCTAATGATTGGATAAAATATTCGCCAACCAGATACACAAATTTATCAAATCTTGATGATGATGGTAAAAATTTTATTGAGTCAATACAAAAAGCAATGCATAAATGTGTTATTGAGTACTGCAAAATTTTTCCAGTAGTTATTGAAAATATCCGCTGGGTTACAAATGGCTACATAATCAAATATGAAAACGGACAATGCATTGGTCCGCACTCTGACTGCAATATCGCTTATGCAGATGATGGAATCACACCAATAAATTCAATACCTATTTACAATGTTCTCACTGTTGGGGCATTTTTGAATAGCGACTTTACTGGAGGAGATGTTTCATACAGACCGTGGGGCATAACGACAAGACCAGAAACTGGCTCAATACTGGTTTATCCATCTTCGTACATGGGGTGCCATGAAGTCTCACCAGTTACAGATGGACAGAGATACGCATATTTGCGTTGGTATGGGCACGGGGAGATACCATGGGAGCCAAACGAGAGCGTCATGCATTTGCTTGAAGAATTAAAAATAAGAAATACAGAGCAGAAATTTGTTTCCGTTGGAAGACTTTACGAAGTGGAGTAACTTTTCCAATCGGCATAATTCATTCCATTCCAGTTCTCAACAACCCAAAATGTACTAGTTGCCAGTCTGTGACCAGATTTTATTTCTCTTACCCCGTGCGAAAAGTTTGCACCTGCTGGAAACAGCAAGAGAGTTCCAGCCTTTGGCTTAAGTTCAATCCCATATTGAGAAAAATAAATCTCTCCGCCCTCGTAGTCATCGTTAAAGTAAAGGACATTACTTAAATCTCTCCATGACTCACAAACTTTATCCGCATGTTCGTTTAGGGCGGTTCCAGGTATATACCGCGCAATGTTTATTATTTCCGAATACCCAGATTCGGGGTTGATTACACAATCAAAAATATTTTCAAGTAATGGATAAATTTTATTCCTATACCCTCTCAAAATGTGGGTTATTTCAGTTTCGTAACTATCAATAAGACTGGAAATTGACTCAATCGGCAGTAATGGGTTAGATTGAACATAGTCTGCAGTTTTACAAAAATTTTGAATTTTGAGTATGTCTTCAGTAGACATAAAGTTTTCAAATACATGTATATGCCTACTGTCTTCTGGGTTTATTTCAACATCTTCCCAGCCGTCGTATATATAAAAA